TAGACCCCAATACTGCATTGTAAATGGCCTTCTCTTGACAGAACCCTTCGGTCTTGTCAATAAGCCATTGAATCTTGGTTTCTGTTTCTTTATTATGTACAATTTCTTTAAGATAATCTTCACACTTTTGAATCTCATCAACTGAGATATTTTTCTTTTCCTTGATGGCAAGGTCAAGTGCTTCAATCGTCGGCGGACTATTGTAAGTTGTCGTGAATGATTCAATTTCATTAAAAATGATATTTTCAACAGATGCTGAAAAATATTCGCTTTTTAGGAAAGGAATAACCTTGCGTAGGTATTCTTCATTATAGACTAGATTCCGAAGGATCGTTTGTTCCAGATTCATCAATGATATCCTGTTCAATGTTACCAGACATTATTTCAACTAATAGATTACCAATAAAGTTCTTGAAATCTGCATCTTTCTCAAGAACTTTAGGCTTATGCTGATCACATTCTATCACATCATACGCGAAAAGTAAATGCATTCCGTCATCTTTTTCTTCGAACTTTACCTTACCATATTTGTAGATTGTATCTTTATATGGTCCTGATAATAATCGTATCTGTACAGTTTGCATATCATCTTTAGGGTAGATGTAGCAATAATCAATACCTTCTTGCATCATTCATCCTCACTTTCGAAAACTTTTGATATGTGGTCATCAGACAACATTTGACCCATACCCAATGAATATTTCTGTTCAATGAAATCACTAAAGCTTCTATCATTCAAAATCGATGACCAAAATTCTTGAGTGTTAGTCTCTTTGATTCTATATTTCTTATCCTCAACCTCACCAGTTTTTACATCCACTTTAGAGTACCAACCATTGCTCGGTTTGACAACATGCTTAGACTCTAAGGCAAGTTCAAGCAATCCCGACCATTGTGAAAGACCATTATCGAATGAAATTGAAACGGGAATCTTTGACTTCTCTTTCACATAACGAGATTTTTCTACATTGATGATGTAGTCATACCCAATAAGTTCAGTACCTTCTTTCGATTGCTGACGACCAATGATATAGATGTTATCTGCTGAATAATAGCTACCTGTACCACCACCGACGATATCTTTGGGAAACATTCCAATTTCTTTGTAAGTATGATTGATAACAACCATAGGAATATTTTTGATCGTAAGGTGAGGAGTGACCATTCGGAATAATGATTTGACTTGTTTTGCTCTAGTCATATCAGCAACAGATTTTTGCTCCAATGAGTCATCAATCTCTTTCTTCGATGCGAGATTACCAATCGAATCGACAACGATGATTACTCTATCATTTCTCTCCAGATTCATCAATTGTGCCATAATATCAAATTTCAACTGTTCGATATCTGTAATTGGACAATGAAGTACACGATTAATATCAATACCCATCGATGTAAAATATGATTGAGGTGACCCAAATTCTGAATCATAGAATAGAAGTGCAGCATCAGGATATTTCTGCATATATGCTTTTGCCATAATCAAAGAAAACATTGTTTTGAAATGTTTGCTAGGACCTGCCCACATCGTCAAACCAGGAGTCAACCCACCTTCAAGCTTACCAGAAAGTGCAACGTTAATGATGGGAACCGAAGTCTGAATCATATCTTTCTGGGTGAAAAAGATCGACTTAGAAAGAACTTCAGATTCTTTGATCTTGCTTGCTTTCTTGATTTTATCTAGTGCGCTCATAATTTCCTCTTATGAAAAAAAGTCTTCCAGTGTATTCGTTTTCTCAATATTCCAACCAATGCTGTCTAGGATGATTTTGATTGGTTCGATGAAAGACTTATTGAATTGTGTATCATAATCTACATACTTGCGTAAGTCAAATTCTTTGGGTAATCTCACCGGAAATGAAATGACTGTTTCCTTGAAAGGATTAGGCATTTTCAAATATGTGAATTTAATCTTCTCCCCATCATTGATAGCAGGATATTGCTTTTCCAGCTTCATCTGCTTCAGAGTGTTATTATATATGATAGCCCCTTTTACATGAATTGGGGTACCCTTTGAATATAACGTAACAGGATTTGAATATTTTTCAATGCCGCGAACTCCTCTTGGGAAAGAAATATCTTCAGGCTCAAGCTTGTTGAATTCAACCTTAAAATCATCGATGAATTTGTGAACATCATCTTCGGTACCATTCAAAATAACTTTGATGATCTGTTTCATTTGCTCACGAATCGGTGCAGGTGTCGATGACTTGACCATTTCAAGACCCATGACTTTAATGCTAGGATCGTTGTATCGAACACCTTCATTATCATATACATTTAAAATGTATCGTTTCTTTGCACAGAAAATACCTTTATCGGCTAATGATTCGCGTTTCATACGCATCTTTTGTGCATATGCATTCATGTAATCAGCAAGTTCTTGGTATGATTTGTCAATATAAGGTTTGATCTTATCTTCACATACGCGATCCATAAAATCAATCACCTTGACACCAGGCAACTTATTCCCATACACTCTTTTGGCAAGAGGTCCAAGATTCATATAAATCGAATCGGTATCAGACGCAATCACATAATCAGAATCAACCTTCAGCAAATCGACCATGTATTCATTGAGTTTCTTTTCGATCCAACGAATCGACAGTTGGCCTGCAAAAGTAATAGCAGATGCTTGGCGAACATCAAAGAATCTGAAGAATTCGTTACCCAATGCTCCATACGCAGAATTCAGACAAACTTTTTTAGCCAATTGAAGATTGTTGAATCTTGCGATCTTTTTCTCAATTTCAAAACGCTTCTTTGGATCAGTTTCTTTTTCAAGTTCTTTCTTGGCTTCAATAGCTTTTTTCTTGTAGACTTTTCGATCCTCATACATTGTTTCCATCATCTTCGAAAGAAACCCCTGTTTATCGGTACGAAAGAATTGGCTATTAGGAGTGAATGTAACCTTCTTGTTATGAAGTCTCCATGTATCAACTGTTCGGTTCAATAGTCGTTCAACAGAGATTCCTTGGGAAATGATGTTGCGCATGTCATCATCATAATCATCAGGTTCGATGATCATATCAGGTGAAACATTGTATTGCATGATCAAATGTGGGTACAGACTATCCAGATCGAATGATGCAACACAATTATGGAAGCCTACAATAGGATCTTTCACATATGCACCTTCATACGCAGCATCTTTATCGTGCTTTGTATTAGGTGGCATCATGATATTATCTTTGAGCAGGTGATTGAAGATTAATGTATCCCACATGCGTACCTGCGTGAATACGTCATCATAATTTGTCTTGCTATCATATGCTAAAGTCAATGCAAGTTGAATCAGGTTCAATGCCGATTCCAATTCACATACAAGATTTGTATCTTGAATGTTGTATTCGATGAATTTCTGATAATTCAATCGATACAATTGGTGCAGAGAATCATATTCATCATATGAAATCTTGTTTTTACCCAACTCTACGGATGCGATACTATCAAGCTTATAAGATTCCTGTGATGCACCACCTTGAGCATATTTACGATACAATTCAATATAATCAAGCATGGCAATACCTACCATATCATATACGGTATGTTCTTTTGCCATCAAAACAGTCGTTCTAGTCTGAATATAGTTCCAAGGAGACAATCTACGAACGTTCTCTTCGGATAAAAGCTTTTTAAATCGATTGATTAGATATGGGAAGTCAAAGAACTTGATATTCCAACCTGAGATGATATCGGGATAATTCTCTGTCCAGACTTCTAAGAATTTCTTGCAAAGTGTATATTCATCTTTGCATTTGACATAAATCTCATCACCTTTTGTCTCATAATCACCACAACCAAAGACCCAAGTATTACCATTGCTATATTTTAAACAAATAGCGGTGATTGGTTCAGAAGCTTCCTCTGGTTTTGGGAAACCGTTCTCTGAGCCAACTTCAATATCAATGTATGCAATATTGATTAAGGACTGATCCCAATCAATATCACCAGAATAATGGTCGGCAATATAATTGTATTCATATTTCGTATTACCAAAGATTTTCTTGTTCGCTACATTTTCATTTTGTTTGACGTAATCTCGCGCTTCACGGATTGAATCGAACTTGAATTCATGTAGATATTCTCCATGGATAGTTTTAAATGGAGTCTGTTTGTTGCTAGGTTCATACAATCTAGGTTCATATTCCATTCTTTTAGAGATTCGTTTACCATTGACGATACCTCTAAAAAGAATGAAATTACCTGCGCATTGTACGTTGGTGTAGAAGTTTTGCATTAGCCCTTGATCAGGTCTTTAGGTGGAAGAATGATACCAGAACCGAAAATCTTGTTGTAATTTTCAAAAAAATCTTCAGATGGTAAGTAATGATAAACAATTTTATCTTTAGCGATAACGATCTTGTTACCCGTCTTTTGCTCTGCGTGTAGAGGGAAAGGTGCGAATCCAACACTAGGTTGACCCTGCGGACCTCTTACGATTGCAATACCGACTGGGTTAGTGAGTTCGAAAAAATTTTCACCCTCATTAACTTCCGCCATAACTTCTTCACCTGTCATCAACTTCAATACTGCCGTTTCTTCGATCTTCATAACAACTCCTCATAGTTAAAGTACAGTCAATTATATATCAAATTTGAGAGTATGTACATATATGATTTCATATATACCTATACAATCATATCAAAGGATTATGATGAAAAAAATATTAGCGATTTTTCTGCTTCTACCGGTTTTAACTTTTGCTCAACAAAATAATAATACCGTAAATAAACCGGTTTATTGTTTTCCTAAAATAGCAGTATTGACAAATATCACAGAAAAACACAAAGAAAAGTTGGTATTCGTAAGTATGAATAACCTAAATCTTTCTTCTACAAAGATAGCATTATTTTCAAATGATGAAACTGGTACATGGACGCTTATCGAATTTGGAACTGACTTTGCCTGCATTTTGGGTGCAGGCAAAGTCGATAAGGTTTAATTGGTGCCCAAGGTGAGATTCGAACTCACACTATACAGGTTTTGAGTCTGTTGCCTCTACCGATTGCGCTACTTGGGCTTAATTGTTTTACCTGGTGTTCCTAGCATAAGCTTTGTATGCCATTCATCACCAATTTTACGTTGATAGAAATGATGTTTTAATTCTGGATGTTTGATAATCTCTGGATCATCATGTGGGGGTTTTCTAATTGGCTCACCAATCTTCTTCTCAACATCATGATATTTAATAGCAGACTTCTCTAGATGCCCCGGCGGTAAATTCTTCTTGACGAATGATAATGCAGAACCAGATTTTTCTGAATATGCACGATGCCCAATAATATCATGGCTCATCATGTGTGCTAAATGTTTTTTACCAGTATCACTACCGTCAGTACCAACTGCTACAGATTTTCTACCACCCTTTTCTTTATACATAACAGCGGAAACAATCTTTCCATCTTTTTTTGCAAGTTTCCACATATGAACTTTTTTGACCATATCTTCAGGAGATTCAAATCCTGATCCATGGATACCACCGATCTTTTCATATGACTTTTTTAATAGATTATGAACCTCATGCTTATATTCATGTTTCTTTGGATCATCACCTATTAAATTGATGTAACGTTCTGTTATGAATGTTTTGAATTTGATCATAGGACTTCCGTATTAAGCAATTCTCTGATATGTTTGCAAATATCATCATATCGCTCAAAACGGTGGCCACCGCTATCGAATAAAACGACATTTGCTGTATCTCTATATTTATTCACAGCAATATCGTAATTCAAAATATCATCATCTTTGGCTAAAAGAACGGTCCTAGGAGACTTTGAAATTTTTCTACTAGACCAAAGATTTTCATACCAAACGTCAAAATAATCATCACAATCTGGTTCAACCCATTTAAAACCATCAATGGTCTGACCAATATATTTTCGTAGTGTCAAATGTGGTGTCGTAGATGGATTGATAATCAATCCTTTTAATTCGTATTTTAGAGAAATATAATCAGCCCAAAAACCACCTAATGAAGTGCCCATCACAAGAACATCGCCAGAGTGTTCGGCAATCAAATTTTCAACTAAATTGGTTAGTTGTAATTTTGTTCTAGCTGCTTGAGGTGAAAGATTTGGTGCTATTACAATATGATCAGGAAAGGCTTTTCTGATATGTTCAACCTTAGTTGAATTACCAGAACTTGCAAAGCCATGTAGATATAATAGAACTGTCATATTATTATATAGTGGTGGGTCTTGACGGTTACGATCCGCCGTCTCCTACTTGTAAGGAAGGGATTCTACCATTAAACTAAAGACCCATTATATTTATATAGTGAAGGATATTCAAACGGGTGTCCAGTCCGTTTTATACGTTGACTCAGCATATGATTAGAGTCTCCAGAAGTGCATTATTCTCCCTATATTAGACAGAATACCCTTCACTATACCTTCTATTTCTAGAAGGCATATTGTCTTACAGAACTACAAAACTACAGAACTGCGTAACGATCCTTCATGATTGTTTCAAGCATAATCGATTCTGGAGTGAAACTTTCCAGATTGCATGAAAGCAAAGACTTCATGATAGCAGGGCTAAATCCAGAAACAAGTGCCGCACCATCTTTATTAAACTTCACAGGAACGTTATCGTATGCGTTCAGATTCCAAAATACAACTTTTGGTACTGCATATCCAGCTTTCTTGAATTTGTTTTCAAGAATGTGCATTCCAGTATCGTCAGAACGAACGCACTGGTTAAATTGCATATCTGACAAAATCAACAGCATTGAAGGCATTTCTTCTTGAGGAACATCATTCTCAAGAGCGACACTAAGAACCTTATTGAATGCTGCTACGATATCGGTACTCATATCCCAGCTAGAACAAACCATCTGATTGATCTTCTGATTGATGTTACCATTCAGATGCAGCAATTCAGGATGGGTACTGAATGTCATGAAGGTGTCTTTAAACTTTCCACTATTCTTATCTGCAAGATACAACCCAAGCGATACGGCAACTTGCATACAGGTAAGATTTTGTGAGCCTCCTTTAACAGAAACGCCCATAGATCCAGATACATCAACGATAGGAAGAATGTTTGCATCACCAACATAGTCAGGCAACGCTTCCCATTGTTTTTGGATCAAGTCCAATTCTACTTTTTTGAACTCCATAGGATATGTACTAACACGTCCCTTCAAAACATCATGTGGGAATACAGCGGAAGCATTTACTTTAACACCAGCTTCACCACTAACAAGATTCGAAACATATTCCGCATACTTCACGGTATTACGATTGAAGGCTTTCTTGTAACGTGCAGCAGCAACAGATGGTACATGAGAAAAATTGATGTTATCCCAATCTTTCGCGCACATCTTTTGTTCTACAACATTAGTCAAACCAACAATGGTTTTACGGAATTGTTTCGGTGACATACCGAAGAATTCACGCAATTCTAGAGCAATAGGTCCTTTACGAGGAGTCCATTTTGCAGCAAGACCATTACCTTCATGTAAGGCTTCACCCAACATCACATAAGCCATTTCACGCATATCTTTAGTCTTGAATACAAACAGATCGTCCCAACGACCCAATTCTGGAACCTTTTGCATTAGAGCAAAAGCAGCATCAGGATCATGCTGTTCAAGATATACAAGAATATCACGGAACAATTGACGCTCACCAGCACCACCTCGAACATCACGCGACCATGCAGCAATACGAAGAGCAAGGTCTTTATTTTGGGCTAGTGCTGCGGTAAATTGCGGAACAATGTTAGTACCACGTGATGCGCCGATCTTAAAAAATAGATCAACAAGAGCATTTGAGGTAGAAACATGCGCTTTCATACCATTAGTGGTACGAGTAGATTGATTTTTAACTGCATTCGCAAAAGTAGTCATGATATTACCTTTCATTATATTAACAGGTTAAACTTTTTTCCATTTACAAGTTAGAAAGTTTTGGGTTGCGGAACTTAACCTTAATTCATAGCGGATTCACTTTTTAGTTTTTCAGAATGATTGAAAAGTTAAAAGTTGTTTGCTGAAATGAATCCTAATACTTCAAATAATAAAACGGGATGGTCGGGTCGTAATTTTTAGTTTAACGAAACATCTGTGCGTTGTCTGTCCCACAGAAACGAATCAAAATTTAGTTTGATCAGCGTATCAGATTCTTCTGAGATATCCTATGTCGTAGGCACTATACAATTAAACGAATTGTCACGTTGCCTATGCAATGTCTACTTTCGTAGTTCCTCCAGGATGAAGGCATTCAAGGGCTAGTCGTAGCTGATTTTGCTTGCTGTAGTCATCCCAATAATTTGTTTCATGCTTGAC